GGACCTCGAAGGCAAGCGAGACCAGCTCGCAGCCCTTCTTGTAGATCGGTAGCTCGGTGTGCAGCATTTCAAAGGGTCAAAGAGTTAAAGGACTGATCTGCGGACGAACCGGCACCGGCGCTCGTAAGTCTTGTTGCTGATGCCCTGGCCGCCGTTGCCGAAGCTCTGAAGGAAGGCGTCGTCCTCAGACGACTGTTCACCAGACCAATACCACTCAGCCTTGAATTCGTCCTTGAGATTGGCAAAGAGCAGGGACTGTTCGCGACGGGTCGGCAACTCACCACCAGCCTTCTCAGCCAACTTCTTGGCATCGTTCCACGTTGCCTCGAAGTCGCCGGGCAGCAGGACCAGGTGATGCGAAGGTTTGCCGTCATCGCCAAGGATCAGGCCCGCATACCGTTCGCCTGGTTGCAGCTCGATGTTGGCCTCCGGGATGAAAAACAGGGTGGGCGCGGTGGCCTCAAAGTTGGCGATCATCTGAGCCAGCTTGGTTTGCTCGGCTTTGATCGCTTCGAGAGTGATGGTCATGGTGACTCCGATTAAAGGATTGAAGAATTCAAGGGAATCAAGCGGACGAACCGGCACCGGCGCTCGTAATGCTCGCTGTTGCCGTCCTGGCTGCCGCGGCTGAAGAACTGATCGAAGGCGCTGCCCTCAGACGACTGTGTACTGGACCAGTAGTAACTATCGGTCTCAAAGGCCTCGGCATTGCCTTCCTGGAAAGCCTCAGCGGTGGTCTGCACGGGGCTGGCTTCGGTGTAGGGATAACCCGCAGGGATGCTGCTGGCGTTGTCACCATCACGGAAGCTGCAATAGTTTTCCTGGGTAGTCGGCTTGAGGTAGCGATAGCCCATTTCCAGTACATCGCGCGCCGGGACGCACCAGTCGGAATGACCGCCAATGGTTGCAGCCAGGGCCTTCTGAGCAATGGGGCTGCCAGCTTCGGCCAGGGCCTTGGTATTGGCTATGCTGTCAAAGCAGCTTGTGGCGCCAGGCACGTTGGTATAGTTTTTGAGCCACTTGCCGGTGATTTCTCCCTCGGCCTTGGGCGCCCAAACGATGGCGAAGATGGCGATACCAATGCGGATTTTGCCGCCGTAGAAGCCTCCTTCGAAAGGTGTGCCGAGGGTTTCAGGAACTTGGATTTCAGGTGTTTTAGGTGAGTTCATGGTTTTCTTTCAGTGGTTGGAAGTGGTGGTGGTGCTCAAAATGGACCGTCGTCGTCCTGATCAATCCGGCTTGTCAAACGTGGCGCCGAAGGAACTTCATAGGCCTGCACCGGCTTGGCGCGCAGGTATCCGGCCAACTTGGTAGCGGTGTCCTCAGTCAACACCGTCATGCCGTAAATGGCTCCCTGGGTGAAGAAACGGGTGTAAGTGGGCTCGGATTCCACGGCCGGCACATCAATGCGGATGAAGTGCACGCCGCCGATGGTTTGCTCGGTCAACTTTCCGGCCAGGCGTTGGTGCCCGAAAAGTTCCAGCAGGCCCCATGCCTCGAATTGATCTGATGATTGCTCGCTCATTTTTTGCTTTCGTAGTTGAGAATGGTTTGGTGGTCAGCCGGTGAAATGCTTGTTGTGGATCCGCTCCAGCACATCGATCTGCTTTTCGGTCAGACTGGTGGTGTTCTTGCCGTCATTGGTCTGCTTGACGATGCTGGCTACAAACTTTCCCTCCCAGTCGGACAAGTCTTTGGTGTCAAGCAGTCCTGAGACGCGCTGCACTTGGATGTTGAGAGAGGCCATAGTCAGGCTGCTAGCAGTTGCTCCGCGCGGTCCTTGATGGCGAAGTAAACCGTCATGCAGGCCTGCACATCGGCCATGGCGCTGTGGGCGTTTTCGATGTCCTTGACGGTGAAGTACCGGTAGGCTTCACCCAGATTCGCGCTCTTGTAGTGAAAGCGACCGACCGCCTTCATCTTGTCGGTGGGCGGTAACTTGCAGATGGGTGTGGCCAGCAACTGGGTGCATTCAGCCTTTCCAGCTTTCCACACGGTCAATTCACTTTCGGATTTCCCAAAACGCGACTGGGCGATGCGGATGAGTCGTGCGTCAAACGATTCGTTGTGACCCACGCGCAGGCGCTGGCTCCACAATGCAAGGAACATATCGAGCGCCATTTCCTCGGGAATTCCGACGTCCAGGGCGTGCGCGGTGGTGATGCCGTGAATCGCTGCTACTTCGTCGGGAATAGTCCATTCGTTTGGCTTCACGATCACATCCATGCTGGCGATGGTCTTGCGGGCGTCAAGGTCCACCAGACAGGCGGCGAGTTGCACGATGTGGGGCTGGCCTGGGTGTTCGGAGGGCTCCTTGAATAAGGGCAGGCCGGTCGTCTCCGTGTCGTAAAAAAGTGCTGTTTTCATAGTTGAAGTGGTGATTGTGAAAGTTGGTTAAGCGGCCGCGCGCGCTGACATGGTGCGTTTCTGGAACACCCGCACGCCGGGCAGCTCGGTGTTGAGCCCGAGCCCGCGCACATAGGCTCGCAGCTTGACTGAATCTTCCATGACCAGGTTGATCAGGGCCGGGTTGGCTGCGATGTGGCGCACTAAGGAGATCAGGCTCGTCACTTCGTAGTCGACGACGACCTTGATGCTGGTGCCGGCGGCCTTGGCGCTGCTGATATTGGTCACGGCGGCGCTGATCACGGCGGTTTCAATGCACAGGGCGGCGGCCGCTTCGGCGCTGCGGGTCTGGGCCTCGATGTCGCGCTCCTGCGCTTGCTGGGCTTCCAGCAAGGAGGCCTGGCGTGAGGCGTCTGCGGCGCGGTTGGCTTCCTCCTGGGCTGCCTTGTTGCCGGCGGCGGCAGCCTCGGCGGCTACCTGGGCAAGCCGGTCTTGTTCCACCTTGGCGGCGGCAGCCACTGCGGCGGCCTTGTCGGCAATGAGCTTGCGCTCGGCGGCGGCGGCTAACTCCACTTGGCGCGCGGCCTCGGCAATGCGCGCGCGCTCGGCGGCGGCAACGGCCTCGGCAATGCGGCGTTCTTCAGCGGCCAGACGCTCCTGTTCTTCGCTGTAAGTCAGCATCGAACTCTTGACCGCGTTCTCGGCCGCCTTGAGGGTGGCCATGGGGCCGCGGAACAGATCGTTGATAGCGGTAAGCGCTTTGTTCATCGGGCCGGTGATGCCGGTGCGCTTGCCTTCCAGCACTAGGATGCGGCCCTTGATCGATTGCAGTTCCTCACCGGCCAGTTGGTAGTCGTCCTGGGTGGTGATGACAAACGACTGGGCCATGCGCAGGGCAGATTCCGCGCCCCGGTTCATGACCGACATATCGGGCACGGCCAGGGCCTTGATTTCAGTCAGCACGCTGGGTGCTTCTTGGGTGGTTGCAGTATTCATAGTGAGTAACGCTCCTTAAATCGCTGAACAGTCAGCAGTGATAAAAAAACGGAGAAATCGGACGGGTCTTTGAACTCCCACAACTTGTAATTGCCGTCCGGGAACAGTTGCAGGGCGCCGCGCCGGGCGTTGGTATTCCCAGTGAGGGATTGGTCCTTGAACATTTCCGAGTAGGCGGCGGTCTGGATGCCCACAATCGGGCTCATGGCCACGGTGCTTTTCAGGTCGATGTCCCAGAGCTCACCGCGCAGCGCATAGCGCCGGTCGATGGTTCCGGCGTAGCGATGTTTCGAGTGATAGAGTTGCCGCTCGTTGAAAATCACGACCGGTTGCTTCTCGGCCATGAACTTCTTGTAGCCGACCAGGTAACCCGAGATCGGGACCAGCGCGGCGCGGCCGTCTTCGCTTTCTTCGTCCAGGTCGTCGTCGTCGAGCAACTCACAAGCCCGGTGTATCGCGGTACCGAGCTCCGCCTTGACCGCCAGCACCTGGGGCGGTATGCCGGCAAAGGAATAGAGCGGCTTGAGCACCTGGGTGACACTGGGTACCCGCACGCCGTCAAGCGTGTAGCTGTGCGTCGGTCCGTCAAACGTCAACATGATCAGGCACCAAGGGAAAGCAGCTCGACCTTGATGGTGTCGAACTGCTCAAGGTTCAGGGCTTCCAGCGATTGCGAGCCGATCCGGGCCAGCATGGCGGCCACTGCCGTATCGGGCAACTCAAGCGCCTTGATCTTGGTGTTGAGGTACTTGACCTGGTTGGCGCTGATGATGGTTGCGTCCGTTGGTTTGGCCTTGGGTACTGCAGTCTCTCCAGTGGCCTGGTCCACTGGGCCGGTGGGGGACTGCGCTGCTTCCTTGACCACTGGATCCTTGATCACCGCATCCTCGGAGGCGGCCTTGGCGGCGGCTTCCGACTTGCTTTGCGGTGACTTCACGGCAGGAGCGGATGGCACCGGGTCTGCGGCATAGCTGCCGTCTGGTTGCCGAGTGACGGTGATGATGTCGGCGGTTTCTTCGACGCTTGGCAAGCCCATCAACAATTCGGGCGCATAGATACGGCCAAAGAAGGCGGCCGAGCGGTAGCGCAGCATCAGGTCGGGCATGGACTGCCACTTGCTGCCGTTCTTGCCGTACCAGCCTTCATTGACCGCCATTTCCATTGTGACTTTGGGAGATTCAAGCCGGGTATTGGTCGCAAGCTCAACCGCCCAGGCGATGCAACTTGCATTGCGCACGCGCACCTTGGTAACGACAGCTTTCTTCTTGTTGTTTTCCCACTCAAACGTGGTGTAGCTGGCGTCAATCTCTTCGCCTAGCACGATGTCAAAGCGTAGCGGCGAGTAGCGGCCGCATGAGTTGATGGCCGCAATAATGAACTGCGATGACCAGGACGGGTGACCTTCGATCACGTAGAGGTTCTGCATGATCATCAGCGGGTCGGCATTCATACGCTGAGCCATGTTGAGGGCGATCATGCAATTTGGGATGGCGGACGGGTTGTCCTCGTAGGTGGCGCGTTCGCCAAAACCTTTCTGGATCACCGCGCGGTAGCTGGTGGGAACCATGCTGGACAACGAAAACATCTTCGCGGTGCGCTGCATGAATTCGTAGCTTTGTAGGTTGCCAAAGCCCATGGTGACGAGGGCGGTTTTTTCTGTGGTTTCAATTTCGTTGTTCATGAGGATTCACTTTCGTTGTTAAAAAGACGGGGACGGTTGATAAATTAAATTTGGTGCCAGCGCACCCAGAGGTATCCGGCAAAGCCGCACAGCACAATCAGGCTGCCCAATCCGACTACGACAACCCTGCCCCAAAAGCAAAAGCGTTGCCAGAGTTCAGCAGTTGTCGGCTTCATTGCGGGAATTTGTGGCGTCTGCTCGCACGCGCCGGTGCATTCGCGCGAGGGGTGCTGGCAGATCCCCAGCGCTTCGCAAGTGCGGGCGGCACGGGCCGCGTTGACCGGGCAGTCGCGCCCTTGGCGGCGGCCGCCGGGTGGGGCGTTTGTCGTGCAGCATTCGCTCATGGCGCCCTCCGTGTCTTGCGCGCTGTGCGATGCGCGGCAGGCGAATAACCTGGGTGGTAGATCGACTTTGCCGCTATGTAGGCCGCGTGGGCGTCAGACACATGCTCAAAAGTGCCAAGGTGCAGTGACTTCCCATTTACCCGGATGGCAGACAAGTATTTCTGCTGTCCCTTGTGCCACTTGGCGCCAAGAACACCACTCACAGAATTTTTGTAGGCGTTATGCCTGTTTTGCGCATTCACGGAGAAATCGGCAATGCGCAGATTTGAAATCCTGTTGTCCGACCTGATCCCGTTGATATGGTCTAAGTGGCCGGGCGGAAATGCTCCATAGACGTAAACCCATGCAACCCTGTGCCCGCTGTATCTACAGCCGTCAATGCAAATTTGCAAATAGCCATTTGCGATGCACCCAACAACATCGGTCACAAACGGCTTTTTTGGCTTGACCCGCCACGAAAACAGTCCTGTCTCTGGGTCATAAGCCAATTGTTCTTTCAATCTTTGTTGTGTGAGATTGGAGGTAGTTGTTTTCATTGGGGTACCCTCGCCGTCACTGTCTTTTTGCCCTTGCGGGTCCGGCATTGGATGGCGCCGTAGCCCAAATCGAGTACCGCTGCGTTTGGGCCACAGATCTCGCGCGCGGCCTTTTCAAATCGCACCTGCGCTTGTTGTTGGGCGATGGCATCGGCTACAGCGGGGGAGTGATCGTCGAGCGCGGGCCCGATATAGGCCAGCGTTGCGGCAAAACCCGCTATTGCCAGCACGTAGCCCGTCCAACGGCCAGCGGTGCTCATGGTGCACCTGCCTTGCTTTCCCAATTGATCTGCTCGCGCATGGCCAGCTTCAAATCGTGTGCCTGAGCTTTCTCGGCCTTGTTGCGGTTGGCTGCAATGTCGTGCCGGGGATCAAAGCCACAAATAGCTGCGGCAAAGGCATTCATAACCGCTTGGTGCGGCGTGTAGTGCATTCCCCGTGGTTTCCTGTGCGTTGTGTGTGCCATGCTCACTCCAGTTGATTTGTGGACATGAGCGAATAATAGCAATACTATTTTGCGGTGTCAATAGCAAAGCTAGTATTTATTTCAAAAAAGCGTAAAATATTTTGCAAACCTAGGGTTATCCCTAGGCAACCCCTAGTATTTCAGGCAACAAAAACCGCCTCAAGGGCGGTTGGAAGGAGTGAGATTTGAAGAACTATGAACGGGCCGGGACCAATGCCCCGACCCGCCATAGAAAGGTGAAGGGCTACACGATCAGTAACAACAAAACCAATGCTCTTGCGAGTTTGGCCAGTTGCGCTGCCGTGATCTTCACCACCAGAGTGAACTCGATCATGGATTGCTCCGTGGCGAGCGAGCCCTGGGGCCCCAAGGCCCGCGTGAACGGGCTTTGGTTGGTGGTTACGAAGGTAGCCTGTGCGCTTCCACGCTACAGACGCCGACTTGGCCACCTACCGCGAGGTCGCGACTCTCGCGGCGCTTTCCCTGCCGCCCACTTGCAAGTGTTCGCGCATGACGCTGCGCAACGCGGTGACGGCAGGGGATGCGAAGGCTTTGACGCAGTTAGTCGTTTAACGAACCATTAAGGAACGAGATGGAAACGTCATCAGAAGATAATCGTCTCTTGCGAGCGATAGCCTCCGCTCGAATCCCGACACACACTGAGATCGAAGATCAAATTCGCGAGGTAATGCGTCGCGCAGAAGCTCGGCGGCGAAGTTTGTCAGCACCGAAGCGGCTTTGGCTACGGATTCGTGACGCAATTGATCTTCTTGTGCTGGGGTCATACAAACCTCTATCTAAAAAGGCCTAGATTTCAAATGAAAATCAAAAAACAGCAGCGGGCAAGTGAGTCTTGCCCTACAGAGTCAACTGAGGCCGCGGCGCTTGCGGAAAGCTTTGGCGTCAGCAATCTTGGCGGGGTCCGTGAGATCGTGAAGTTGCTTCTCCAGAGATTTCACCTTTACCTCCAACTCGGCAATTCTCAACTTGAGAATCGCGTTCTCCTTCTCAAGAGCCTGAATCTTGGGGAGCGGTTTTGTCAATTGGACCTGCAGGTCCAGGCGCTTCGCGGGTGGCATGTCGTATTTCCTCCTGGTGGTGACGGGAAAAAGTAGCCTCACCGGCAAACGTAGCGCCCATCTGACGTGTAGCCACATTGCTGGCCGTAGGTGGGTTGTTTGGGTTGTGGCGCCTGGTAGTAAGGCTGATCTTCCTTGGGTGTTCTGGTGCCCTCTTGCCCGGTGTATGGGTTGACATTGCCCTTGGTGCCGTAGTTGTCGCGCTCGGTGTTGTTTGGAGCGCTTCGGTAGTGGCCCTCGACGTAAGTGCCGTCCTTGGTGACGTAGGGCGAAACATAGACTTGCGCCCATGCTGACATTGCAAATAGCACCGCGAAAAACGCAACGATTGACTTCATTATTTTCTCCTGTTTGCCCGCAAGTGGCGCTGTGGGCTCGCGCTTATCCATATCATTTTCCGCAGTGGCCCACTGGCCTGCTGCCGCACATTCCAACAACTCTCGCCCGGCTGTCTCTAAAACTTTTCAGGCAATAAACATTCACGCCGAACAAGCTAAGCTGCACGGGGCTTACGGGGACGCTTGGGCACTTTCTGTTTTATTGGTGGTGACTCCCTTGCTTTGGCGAACGCGTGTGCTGTTCCTTCTAGGATGTCGCGCTGAGCTTTTGGGATGTTTGCGTATTGCTCTGGGCTAACAGTCTGAAATGGCCACGGATCTCCTGGTTCGGACTTGGCCATAGAAAACCTTGATGTTTCTTCAATCCAATCGGCCAACGACGGGCTGAACTCACGCACGGGAATTTTGAGAGCGGTCGCAAACTTTTTCGCCACATTCACATTTAAAGGCGTTTCCCCCGACAGATATTGCCAGACCATTCCCTGCGAGCCTATGCCGTGCTCTTTCCCAAATGATGCCTGGGTGAATCCGTCGCGCACTTTCGCGGCCTCAAAGAGAAGTTTTAACCTCGCTGAATCGGTGTCCTTATCCATACCAGCCATGCTAGTAAAATAAAAAAGAGGGTTGCTATTGACACGCATGAATAGGACGGCTATTATTTATGCATGGAATTAACCAAATACCTCGAAAAATCCAGTCAAACAAGCTTTGCGGAACTTCTTGGCGTTAGTCAAGGGGCTGTCTGGCAATGGGCAAGCGGTAAGACCCCGCCATCCCCAGAAAAAGCGCTTGCAATTGAGCGCGCCACCAATGGCGAAGTCACTCGCCGCGAGCTTCGCCCCGACGACTTCTGGCGCATCTGGCCCGATCTCGCGAACCTGGCGCCCACAGAAAGCACGGTGGCCTAACCAATGTTCACCCAAACCCAACAAGGAGCTACCCATGTCTGCCCTATCCCTGATGGCTGCGTCCGAATTTGCACACGTGCACGCATCCCACGAACACGACCCAATTAAGTTCGGCCATGACGTTGCCCTTGCGTACTTGGCCTGCTTCGAAACCTGGGCCAAGCAAGGCGACAAAGAGGCTACTGCTGCGGCGTTAGCTTCGTTATCAGTTCCGAGCGAAGTATGGAAATTGCTTGCGCAACTTTCCGAGCACTTTCCTCGTTCGACAACGGTGCGTGCGTGCCCATTGCCGACGGGTGGTACTGAATGATGAGTTTGATCAGGTCTGTTGCCAAGGTGGCGGCATTGACTTCTTGCATGAGGTTTCCTTTCGGTTGCGTGTGTGAGAACTCGCAGTTTAGACCGACTGGAAACCTCACCCCCACACCGGCCGGATGATGAACTGGAGGCCGCATGAACCAATACGAAGCATTGAAAGCCGCCTGGGTGGCAACGCACCCAGGCGCGACGCCAGGGCAGTACGAGGCCGCGATCCGGGCAATTTGCCGGCGGCTTGGGATATGAGTTTAGAGGCGCGGATAGGAAGCGGATTGATCCCCGCTCCCGAAGAGACGACCCACCACCGTCCTTCCGCTGTCCTTTTTGTGGTGCAGAAAGGTGGAATCGTGACAGATCCATTGACGCCGGACGGCTGCGATCTACGCGACTTTCCACATACCCCAATTTTCAGGGCTCGGCTATTTGGGTCATCTTTTCACGCCCGGGCAACCGATGGTGAATGGCGTGCCGGGGTAACTCTTTGGCTTAAATCTTGGGATCAGGTGCCTGCCGGTAGTCTTCCTGACGACGACATTGAACTTTGCCGACTTGCAGAGCTTGCAAGGGATTTGAAGACTTGGAAAAAAATAAAGTCAGGTTCTTTGCGCGGATGGATCAAATGTTCTGACGAACGACTCTATCACCCAGTCGTTGCCGAATATGTGAACCATGCCCTTGAAAGCAAGGCCGCACAACGATCCAAGACCGCCAAGGCTCGCATAGCAGCCCTTGAAAAGCACCTTGAAAAAGCGAATGATGCAATCGACAAAGAACGCATCACAGACGAGATAAATCGGTTACGACAGACCGTGTTACTGAGTCAGTCACAGAAAGATTTATTGTCTGTTACTGAGTCTGTAACTGAATCCAAGAGAAGAGAAGGGAAGGGAAGGGAAGGGAAGGGAAGGGAAGGGAATATATCTTCTGTAGATAAATCTACAGACGGCAAGCCGTCAGTCAAATCTCCAAAAGATAAATCCAAAGTCGAACTTTGGAAGTCCGCTGTTTCCTTGCTTGGTGGACAAGGAATGCCAGAACCGCAGGCGAGAACCTTTATCGGAAAACTGGTTTCCGACTACAAATCCATTGACGAAGACATCGTTTTGAAATCCATTCAAGGCGCTGTTTCCGAGCAACCGGCCGATGCCCGGGCCTACCTCAAAGCCACTTGTCAGCGCCTGGCTGGTGAGCGAAAGCGCGACGGAAGCCGAGACTGGACCGCGGAGGCTGTGTGATGAAGACCAATGTGTTCTTCTACGCTCAAAATGCCCGCCAGTTGCTGGAAAGCCGCCAGAACGGCCTGATTCCGGCTGGTCCGGTGGTGGTGTCCCTGGTGGGAGGGAACTTCACTGAAACCGCGTTGTTCGTGCGCGATGACATGCCGCTCAATCGCTTGGACTGGCGGATGTTGGTTGACCTGGATGTGTGGGTGTGGGCGACCAAGAAAGTTGCTCTGACCGCGGTGCTTGCCGTCACTCACGCCGTAGCCAAAGCCAGACCTAAAACCCTGTTTCTTCGATTTGAAGATGCGCAAAAAAGCATACACGACGTTGACGTCGGAAGCGGATGGCATAACGACGGCGTTATCGGGCTCATTCCGCCGATTCATGAGTTTTTGTGGTGGCCACAACGCACCTGTAGCACCGACATCGGATCACAGCTCCAGTGCGCGCTGTGCCGCCAGCACCCCGAAAGGACTTACCTGTGAACCTCATTCCGAGCGGACAAGAGTTCGACGAATATTTCAAGGAAAACCAGGACGAGGGCGCGCACATCAAGCCCGCGTCCGATTTTGCTGAGGCCGTGATTGATCGTTTTTACGGGCAGGGCGCAGCAGCGAACTGGACTCGCACCGGCTTCAACAAGACCGACGGGAAGTTTGATATTCGTCCGGGAGAGATGACGGTTTGGGCAGGAATCAACGGGCACGGGAAAACTACATACCTGTCGCACATCATGCTCAACCTGATGCAGGCCGGGCAGAAAGTCTGCCTGATGTCGCTCGAAATGAAGCCCGCCGATACCATGGCAAAGATGGTGATGCAAGCCAGCGGATCAGGCCAGCCGAGCATGAAATTCATTCGAGAATTCCACAAATGGACGGATGACAAGCTCTGGATTTACGACCATCTGGGCCGCGTGGCGCCGAGCCGGGCCCTGGCTGTGGCGACCTACGTGCGCAAGGAGCTCGGCATTGATCACATCGTCATCGACAGCCTGATGAAAGTGAGCGCCGGCATGGCAACCGACGACTACTCTGCGCAACGTGATTTTGTCGATGGTCTTTGCGTCATCGCCCGCGACACCGGCCTAAGCATCCACCTTGTCGCACACATGCGCAAGGGCGAGAACGAGCGCACTGCGCCGGGCAAGTTCGATGTAAAGGGAGCCGGTGAAATTACCGACCTGATCGACAACCTGGTGATTGTCTGCAAGAACCTGCGCAAGCCGGTAAAGGCCGACGAAGAGACGCAAAGCCCGGACCCAGACGCCTTTGTCCTGGTGGCCAAGCAGCGTCATCACCCGTGGGAAGGAAGCTTTGCATTCTGGTTCGACCGGGAGAGTCAGCAGTTCAAAGAATCGCAGTGGGCCCGCCCGACCTACCTCGATCTGGACGGGCTGCTATGAGCGATGGACTACTCAACCCACAACCAGCAACTGAACTTTTATCAACCAAAGAGAAAGCACATGTTTGAAATAGAAACCCCAACCCAATTGAGACTTACCAACATCAACCCGAGAATGGAAAAGCACGGCGCCGAAGACGTTCCAGCCGTGGACATCAACTTCATTTTGGATGCGCCCAACGACGTGTTGTCCTGCTTCGACGGCGCGCTGCTGAATGCGCTTTACACGGTGCATGAAGACCCCGCTGCGCAGAAAGAAATAGACGGCGTTGATCCGGTCTCGCATCTGCCAAACTTGCGCTTCCCGAAGATGGCGCCGATCAAGTGGGACTGGAAAGGTTCGGGCTACACGCTCGTTGTGGACTACGGTCTGGGCGCCAAAAGCAACCTGGAGCTCGAAAACGTCGAAGTCGGCAAGTTCACCATCGACTGCAAAGAAGGTGGTACGGTTGAATTGAAATTCCAGTGCCAGTGCGTGGCCGGCCTGACCGAGCGTATCATTGGTAAATTGGCTCTGATGATCGGCCAGGAAGTCAGCATTGAATTGCACGCACCGGAGACTGCTGCGGATGCCCCTGATGCTGCAAAGCCTCTATTCCCCGACTACAAGCCTGATGCGCCGTTGACTGCAACGGATGTGTTCTTGAGCACGGCCGCCGGCGCCGAGGTGCACTGAGCCATGATTGTCGTGAGCTTCGATCCTGGTTTGACTGGCGCCGCCAGCGTGCTGGACCACAACGGTCTACGTGTGGTGTTTGACCTGCCAGTCATGCAGATTCCGAACGTCGGGCCCACGGCAAAGGTCAAGACGAAGATTGACGGTCGCGCGCTTGTCAAATTGCTGCGTCAACACTGCCTGGCCGGTGAAAGCGTCAAGTCCGTTATCGAGAGTGTCAACGTCATGGGTGGCGCGAACAACGCCATTCAGACGCAAGGCTCGCTGCTGCGCTCACTTGGCGCCATTGAGACCGTGCTGGAGTGCCTGGGCTGGCCGCCAGCGTATGCACACCCGCAGACGTGGAAACGGTTCTTCGGTCTGATCGACTCCGACTTGAGCGACACGCAGCGCAAAAGGAAGTCGCTGGAGTGTGCTCGCCGCCTGTACCCCCAGTGCAACGAGATCGCGCGCGCCAAAGATCACAACAGAGCTGAATCGATCCTGATCGGGCACTGGTTGATGCGGGAGCTGGCATGAACCAATTCACCGACCCCCAAGAACTGAAACTCGATGGACAGCCCGTGTTCGAGCTCGACCACACGGAACCTTGGCCCAAACCGGTAGCGCAGCCGGTGGCGCCACAGACAATGATGGAAATAGTGCGGAATTGGATCGCTCGGGAGTTGTCTCTATGAGCGGCATGATTGGCGAAGACCGGGTTGGTTCAAAGCACAAAAGTGTCGAGTGGTACACGCCTGCGTGGATCTTTGAAGCGCTCGAGATGAAGTTCGATCTGGATCCCGCAAGTCCGCACGACATGGATTCTTTTGTTCCGGCAACCTTGAAGTACACGGTGTTTGACGACGGATTGAAAAAGCCATGGTCTGGACGGGTTTGGTTAAACCCGCCTTATGGGCCAATGACGACGGCGTGAGCAGACCGGATGATTGAGCATGGGAACGGGATCATGTTGGTCTTTAGCCGGACGGATGCGCTCTGGTGCCAGAAGGCCATGGAGTTGTGCACCGCGATGCTCTTTGTTTCTGGTCGCATCCAGTTTGTTCCAGGCCGAGAAAACCAGCATAAGAATAGCCGCTGCGGCGCCGGCACAGTGCTGTTTGCCTTTGGTGAGTCCTGCGCATTTGCTTTGAAAAAAATGAGCGATCGTGGTGTATTTCTGGCACCTATGCCGATTGGGGCGGGGGTTGCATGAGCGCCATCATGTTGGTCAAGCAGCACCCGGCCGAGATCCCCGAAGCGGACAAGGATGCCGCGCGCCGGGTTCTGTTCGGCCTGGTGGACGGCTTGGGCGACGCTGGCCGCAAGTCCTGGAGACGGTTCATAAACGGCCTGATGCGCCTGGAGCCGGGGGAGATGGTGGAGATCATCACCCACAAAGCGCGCAGCGGCCCATTCCATCGGCGCCACATGGTCATCGAGACCGCCGTATTTGAGGCGCAAGAGAAATTCGATAACTTCGAGCAGTTCCGCAACTGGTTGAAAGTCGGATCAGGATTCTGCGACTGGGTTGCCGGACCCAAAGGCGGCGTCATCCCTGTTCCCAAGTCCATCGCCTTCGACAAACTGGAGGATGGGGAGATGCGCCAGGTGCATATCGACATGATTGCCTTCCTGCGGACTGAGCATGCCGGCCGGGCGTTGTGGAAGCACTTGGCGCCCGTCGCGCGCACGGAAATGATCGAGTCAATCTTGCTTGGGTTCAAAGAATGACTACCATTTGCTGGGATGGCACCACGCTGGCCGCCGACAAGCGCGCCACAAATGGCGGGTTGATCTTCACTGTGACTAAGATTTTCAGAGTGCGCGGGTGTCTGGTCAGCGCCGCTGGGGACTTTGACCGGATCATGGAGTCAATCGCATGGTTCGCCGATGGCGCCGATCCCGCCAAGCTGCCGCCCCATCACAGAAGTAATGACGATTATGTCGGTCTATTGGTGATCTGGCCAAACGGATTGATTGAAAAATACGAGCGCGGGCCGGTCCCCTACAAGATCGAATCTCCATTTTTTGCCGTTGGCTCTGGACGCGACTTTGCCATGGCCGCCATGCACTTAGGCAAGACTGCGGTCGAGGCGGTAGAGGTTGCAATGGCTTTGGACGCCGGCACGGGCAACGGTATCGATACCCTGACGCTGGAGATCGCGAAGCCGTGATTCGCCGAGTCCTTCCATTTGGCTACATCTACTGGCATGCCCAGCGTAACCGGCATGGCTGGCGCCAGATTGGGCCAGAGGCGCGATGCGTGGTCGACGACTTTGGAGAGATGGTGTTTGTTGAGGATTCAACATGCTGAAGGTTGAGAGGCCGTGAGAAGCAAGAACAAGACCGCTCAAACTCCGGCTGAGAAGGCGCACGCCGACAAAGTGGCTCAATTGCCATGTGTTGTGTGCGGCGCTCCACCGCCAAGCGCCGTGCATGAGCCGGAGCAGGGTTTGTGGTTCGCTAGCTTGCCTCTTTGCTGGGCCTGTCACCAAGGGCCAGAAGGATGGCATGGAACCCGTCTGCGCTGGAGCCTGCGCAAGATGACCGAGCTCAAGGCAATTAACGAAACCGTGAGGCTGACTGCATGACCAACCCAAGCGACGATCCGCCACCAACCGCCGAGGAGCGCTATCTCACTGCGATCAACACGAGCAATTTGCGCGTGACAGCAGAGCGCACCGGCGCCGCGGACGTCATAATGGCCTGCGCATGGTCGCCGTCACACCTTGGGTCGGCGCTGCTACGCCTGCGCACCGAGTTCGATAGCAGCGAGCGCCCACGCAAAATCACGCAGGACGCGATAAATCGGTTTGCCCTGACACTGGCAGGCAAACCCGAAGAAAAGGCTGCCAGAGCCGAGCAGATCGCCCGGGGCTGGCATCTGCACGAAGTCGGCATCCTGCTTCAAAAGCTCAAAAGCCTGCCGAGCGTGCGCCATCAGATCACGCTCAAGGCGATTGAATGGGAGATTGATGACCCGGAGATAACTGCGGTGGCGGTGCTGATCTGGTGGCTGGATAAAACCTGCCCGGAGTGCCAGGGTAGAAAATGGCGGGTAGTGCTGGGCACGCCATCCCTGTCGGGCAAGGTTTGCGGGCGCTGTCGTGGATGCGGTGAGGCGTTCTTCCCGTACCGGGACGGAAGTCACAGGATTCTGGCCCACATCGAGCACTGTGTTCGTGAGTCCCGGGCAAGTATCAAAAAGAGGTTGCATCTCAAAAAGTGACGTGGTAGCATTGCGCCCAGGAACGCAATCGGTGCTATCCCGATTCGCACCTGACTCTCTGCCGAACGCCCTGCGCACCGCCGGGATTGATTCAGCGGAGAAGCTCGCTCTCAAATTTTCCAAGTCAGCCAAGTGCTGGCTTTGTCGTTTTTGCCCCGCGCCAGTCAATCAACCAAAGCTCTTGAGCAACAGTGACTGCAACGCCGGGGCGATTCATTACCACCCGAAATAACCAGCCTGCTCCAGGACTGGCCGGTCACGGGCATTTGACTGGAAACCTTTCGCGCAGCGCACTCCACACGCATCTTGGAGCGAGTGCTTAGGGTCAACAGCCAGGCCGCAAGGCTCAAATCCCAATGGCTGCACAAATTCACCACCCCAAGGAGCCATCATGCCAGGCCACAAAAACCCCTCTCACCTCAACAACATGCGCCGTTTCGCCGGCAATGCAATCTCCCAAGCGCCAACGGCTGCCCCTGTAGCTGCTGCGCCCATGGCCAAACCCGCATTTACCAGCGCGCCAGCGCCCATGCCTGCCAAGATGCCCATGGCCAAACCCGCATTTACCAGCGCGCCAGCGCCCATGCCTGCCAAGATGCCCATGGCCGCCATGAAGAAGGTCAAAGGCTGCTGAGGCGCGGGAATGAAGAAGAAACCCCCAGTCAAGAAGAGGGCCGGGGGAGCAAGTCGCGTCAATGGGTTGCTGCCAAAGCAATGGAAGTTTGTGCAGGAATACCTGCTTTGCGGAAATGCCACGCAAGCCGCGCTGGCTGCGGGTTACAGCCAGAAAACAGCCCGAGTCATAGGACAAGAAAACCTGCTTAAACCTGCCATTGCAGGTTATTTGTCACAAAAGCAGACGGTCATTGCTGCAAAACAGGACGAATGCCTGGAGAAGATGGAGCTCACACAAGAGCGGATCATGCGGGAAACCGCTCGGATCGCGTTCTTTGATGCGCGCAAGATGTTCCATGCCGATGGCAGGCCAAAGAGCATTCTGGAACTGGATGATGACACCGCAGCTTGCATTGTCGGTCTGGAAGTTCTGGAAGAGTACGACGGCCGCGGCGAGGGCAAGAAACTGATCGGCCACGTTAAAAAGTACAAGATTGCCGACAAGAACGCATCCATTGATCGCGGCGGCAAGTTCCTCAACATGTTCGAGAAGGATAACGAAGGTGCCATGGGCGGTGTCGCCAAGGCCTTGAATGCCATGTCCAACACCGAGCGCGCTGTGAGGATTGCGGCGCTCCTGGCTGCCGCCAAGAATAGGAAACCGGCGTGACTACTGCCAAAGTGGTTGCTGATCTTGACTATTTGACGCCAGAAGAACGGGAAGAACTTGACCAGTTGTTGCTGGCCGGGCAGGAATTGTGGGTGCCGCAGGAAGGCCCGCAGCAGATGGCCTACGACTCGCCGGCTGACATTCTGTTTTACGGTGGCGCCGCGGGCGGTGGTAAGACTGACCTGCTTTTGGGGTTGTGCCTGACAAACCAGGAGCACTCGATCATTTTCCGGCGTGAAGCGGTGCAGTTGATCGGCATTGAAGAGCGCATGGCGACGATTCTGCACACGCGCAAGGGCTACAACAGTCAAACTGGAGTATGGCGACTTCCAGGCCACAAGGTCATGGAGCTGGGCAGCGTCAAGGATCCCAAAGACTGGATGAAATACCAAGGTCGTCCACATGACGGTAAATTGTTCGATGAAATTTGCCACTTCACCGAATTGCAATTCAGGACGTTGATTGGCTGGCTTCGTTCCGACAACCCGAAGGTCAGGCAGCGTGTAGTGGCTGCCGGCAACCCGCCGACATCAGCAGAAGGAGAGTGGGTCAAGCGATTCTGGGCTCCATGGCTGGATCCAAAGCACCCAAACCCGGCCAAGCCAGGCGAATTGCGCTGGTATGTGTCGGATGAGAACGGGGAAGACCTTGCTGTTCCAGGGCCGGATCGTGTTTTGGTCGGCAAAGACTGGGTAACGCCAAAGAGCAGGACGTTCATCCCGTCAAACGTCGATGACAACGTGTTCTTGTCATCCACTGGATACAGGGCGACCCTTCAATCGTTGCCCGAGCCGCTTCGCAGTCAGATGCTGCGCGGTGATTTCAGCGCCGGCAGTGCTGATCCGGTGTGGCAGGTATGCCCGACAGCCTGGGTGAAGGCGGCAATGGAACGCTGGAAGCCTCGCGAAGCCAAGGGACCAATGACCTCCATAGGGTTCGATGTGGCGCGCGGCGGTGTGGACAAGACAACGGCGGCGCCAAGGCATGGGCTGTGGTTTGACAAGCTGGTGACTTGCCCGGGCGTGATGACCAATGACGGGCCCAAGGCCACCGGGTTTGTGGCGCCACTGGTGCGCAACGGTGCGCCAATCGTGGTGGACTCAATTGGAATTGGGTCTTCCGCGCTGGATTTCATCCGGGGTTTGAGGCTTCGAGTTCATTCATTCGTTGGTTCTGAGGCCAGCACTTCAATGGATGTGACTGGAAGCCTGAGATTCAGGAACAAAAGGGCAGAGACTTACTGGCGTTGCCGGGAAGCGCTGGACCCGACCAACCCGGACCCAATCGCTCTACCGCCAGATGCCGAGCTCGAAGCCGATCTGTGCGCAGCCAGGTACAAGGTGGTGACGATGGGCCAATTGGCTGCCATCCAGATACTGCCAAAGGACGAGATTCGAGACATGCTGGGCAGATCGCCGGACAAGGGTGATGCAGTGACGATGACATTTGACGATTCCATCCCGCCCGCTGGGCTTGGTGACGATGCGGCGGCATACCGACGCAAACGAGGCATGACATGATCCAGCCAACACCCCTTGAGACACCTTGTATCGAATGGACAGGAACCAGGCATGAACAAGGGTATGGCAGATTTATTGTTGACGGAAAGACAGTTTCTGCACATCGATCCGCTTACTGCGATATGCATGGAATCAAACTTTCGGAAATTGATGGGAAAGTGATTCGTCACAAATGCGACAACCCCCCATGTGTCAATCCTGATCATCTTGAAATTGGAACTCAGGCTGACAACATTAGAGATTGTGAGCTAAGAGGGCGTGCAAGACACCCGGCATGTGAAGGCAACGGAAGGGCAAAATTGAATCTGGATCAAGTGCGCCAGATTAGAGCCATGTACGTTCGAGGATCATCTGAATTCGGGGCAAGATCGCTGGCAAAAAGGTTTGGGATGCACAAATCCACGATGGACGGGATAGTCAACGGGGTTAATTGGAAGTTTGAAACATGATCAAGCCAACACCCCAATACCAAGATCAGCCGAATTACAACGGCGGCCGCGACAGTGCGGGCAGTGGTTCGTTCAGTTTGTATGCCTTGGAGCGTTTGATCTCGGACTGCGCCGATCAGCCGCCCTGGCGTGATCGTGCTGACTTGGCCTGCGCATATTACGATGGCAAGCAACTCAGCCCGCTGCAACTTCAAACCATCCGGGCCGAGGGTTTGGACGAGCGTTCAACCAATCTGATTCGCCCAGTCATCAATTCCGTGCTGGGCCAGGAGGCCAAAAGCCGCACCGACATCAAGATCGAGGCCGATGACGACGATTACCAAGACGTTTGCGATGCGCTGAACCCCAGGCTCAAGGAAGCCGAGCGCGAGACCCGGGCCCACATGGCTGTGTCCAACGCCTACGGTAGCGACGTTAAGGCTGGCATCGGGTGGGTTGAGGTGTCGCGCAACTCGGACCCGCTGGACTATCCCTACCGGGTTGATGATGTCCCCCGCAATGAAATCTGGTGGGACTGGAGAGCACAAAGGGGCGTGACATTGCTTAATGCTTGCCGCTGGCTGTGCCGCAAGCGCTGGATCGACTTGGATGAGATCGAGGCCAAGATGCCTGAGCACAAGGACGTGCTCAAGCGCACGGTATCAGGCTGGGACTCACTGATGGTTGAGGGTTATTTGCTGGGTGAGCCCAACCAGGCGCTGATGAATGCTCTGGACACCGAGCGTAGATTCCAGGTGGCCAGGCGAGACTGGGTGGACTCAGCACGCAAGATGATCAAGATGTACGAGGTCTGGTACCGCGTACCGGCCAGTGTAGTGGTGCTCCAAATGAGCCCGACCAAGCGGATTCAGTACGACCCCAAAGACCCGAGACACGTCGAAGCGGTCGCCCGCGGTCTGGTTAAGGTGTCCAAAGCGATCACGATGCAGGTCAGAATGGCACTGTACGCCGGTCCTCACCGCTTGCTTGATGTTGGCACCACCAAGCGCAATTTCCCCTACATCCCGTTCTTTGCCTTCCGTGATGACCAGGACCTGAGCCCTTACGGCTTGATCGAGGGCATGATTAGCCCGCAGGATGAGTACAACGAGCGCCGCCTGCGGATTCAATGGATGCTCAAGGCCAAGCAGATTCAGATCGACGACGACGCCCTGGCGACCGAGTACAACACGATTGCGGACATTGCTGATGCGGTGATGCGCCCTGACTTGCAGATCATCACCAATCCCAACCGCAAGAACGTCAACGGCATCAAGATCGGCAACGATTTAACTCTGCAACGCGATCAGGTCGAGGTTATGCAGGATGCCAAACAGTTGATCCAGGACACCGCTGGCAGGTATTCAAGCCAGTTAGGTAATCGTCCGGCTGGCGTGACGTCAGGCATTGCCAACAGTCTGTTGATCGAGCAGGGCGAACAGGCCATGGGCGAGATGAACGACAACTACGCCTTTGCCCGCCGCCAGGTGTTCGAGACATTACTGCAAGAGATCGTACAAGACCACTTGAACGAAAACCTAAATGTCATGGTGGGCGTTGGCAAGACCAAGCGCGCGATTGTGCTCAATACGTGGGACCCACAAACCGGGCAGCCCGTCAACCAGGTCAAGGATGCCGATGTGAAGGTGGCAATGTCCGAAGTGCCAAGCACCCCGGCTTACAGGCAGCAGATGCAGGCCAATGTGGCGACCATCATCCAGGCGCTGGGCAATAACCCGCAGGCCGTGGCCATTCTGGCGCCTGTGTTTCTTGAGTCGAGCAACATCCCGAACCGTCAACAGGTTGCCGACGATCTGCGCAAGATGTCGGGCATTCCAATTGCAGGCGACAAAGCCGGACAGGAAAAGGCGGACGCCGATCAAGCGCAGCAGGCCCAGGCCAATAAGCAGGCCCAGGCAGCAGTCGCAACCGCCGAGATCGCAGACAAGCAAGCCAATACGCAGGCCCGCAACGCCGCCGCGCGCCTGGCCAACGCGAATGCCACGCTGATCGAGCAGCGCATCCAAAACGGTGTAGCCAGCGACAAAGACAAGGCCGAAACAGCTCAGGTTTTGAGTGTGGTCGACCTCAACGAAGCCAAAGCCGAGCAAGCCAGAGGACAGATACAGGCAAGCAACGACGCATTGATTGCAGATGCTTTGGCTCAAGCCATGGCTTAGATCACCAATTTCAGACAGTCGCCATTGGGCACCTTCGGGTGCTTTTTTTTCGCCTGTTCTTTTTAGCCACAAACCGACCGCCCACCGGTTTGTGCGTACCCAGGGCAGCCACCCAGCGGACTCGTCCGAGCGCTGGCGTGTGGATTTTGGACGGTGGCGAAAGCCTCGGGGGTCGCCCGTAAACGACGCAGGAGAGAGACAGATGGCAAACGAAAGCAACGCAGAGTTCAACGCGGAAGAGCAAGCCATGCTGGCTGAACTGGCAAAGGGTGAGCAATCTCCCGCACCAGAAGCCCCAGCTACGGCCGAAGCATCCATAGTAGCAGCAGAGCCCGCAGGGCAGGCAGCGGCAACCGATGAAGCCAAACCCGTTGAAGGCGCCCAGGCAGCACCAGAGTCAGCAGCAGCAGCACCGCAAGGTGACACGCGCGCAGCCCTGAGAGCCGCACGGCGGGACGCCAAACGAGCACATGAACGTACCCAGCAACTGGAACAGGAAATAGCCGATCTCAAGGCAGGCAAAACCCTAACGGTGACGCAAGTTACCGACGAGGAATTGGCTGAATTGGATGAGAACTTTCCCGTTGCAGCAAAGCTGGCGCGTCAAGTGCAAGAACTCAATACCAAGTTGCAGCAGGCGCCCAAGGAAGTGCCAAAAGACGACTTCGAGCCGGTTCGATACGACCCTGAGATCCAGGAGGTTATTGATTCGGTGCCCGAGCTTGTCAATTGGCAGTACGACCCGAAGACGCAAGACCGTTTCCATGCCGCGATCGAGATGGACAAGTACCTGATGACCCTGCCGGATTGGCAGAACAAGCCGCTCAACGAGCGCCTGGCAGAAGTTACCCGTCGCGTCAAGGCCGATGTTGCTCCTGGCGAACCAAAACGCGACCCGCAAGCAGTCATTGATGCACTCAAGACCGATGGTCCCAAACGCATCAGCGATTTCAAAGGCGGAATGCAACCCGACAAATCCACGCCCGACTACAGCCGGATGACCGATGAGGAAATCATCGCGTCACTACCGGCCTGAGACACGTAGTAGGGCGATATTCCTACAGGACAAAACAAAATGTCAAATACCTCCGTGCCGAAAGGCAATCCACTGGCGAACAAGGCTTATTCCCATGCGCTTAGCGCAATGGCAGTACGCCGTCCGAACCCTCTGGCGGCGCTTACCGGCCCCATGCCCACGCATGAGGACGCAATGAGCAAACTGAAACAGCAAACCACGACAGAAATGCCCGTGGTGCGTGTAGACGAACTCTCCAAGGGCCCGGGCGAAATCGTGCAAGTCGATTGCGCGCACGTCGTCAAACTGCGCCCGGTTATGGGCGACCAGAACGCCGAAGGCAGGGGCGCTGCGCTCAAGTATTCGAGCCAAGACGTCTATTTGGACATGGCAACACTGCCGGTCTCCGCAGGCGGCAAGATGACTCAGCAACGCACACCCCACTCGATGCGCCAGAACGCCATGGCTCAACTGGTGCGCGCTATGCCGGCTTTTCGCTGGCAGCGTTGTCTGACGTTCCTGGCCGGCGCTCGCGGAGCTCAGGACGGAACGGACTGGATTCTGCCCCTGGCCACCGATCCGGACTTTGCCGACATGCTGGTCAACGCCCTGAAAGCGCCGACCTACAACCGTCACTTTGTGGTGGATGCGGGTACTTTGGTTCAAGGCGGCGCTCAGTTGGCGTCGGTGGACTCGGCTGATGGTCTCAAACTATCGGTGCTCGACGAATTCGCCGCGCTCTGGAGTGAAATGTCCGTCAAGATGGCTCCGATCCAGATCCCAGGCGATCCGGCTGCTGGTGACGACCCCATCAAGGGCATTCTGTACGTTGACGAGCTGGGCTGGGACTCGCTGTTTACCGATACCACATCGGGCAACAACATCCGCACGTTCGAGACCAACGCCATGAAGCGTGCCGAGTACGGCAATCTGAAAGCGCATCCGCTGTTCTCGGGGTCTCCGATCCTGTGGAACGGCATTCTGGTGCGCAAGATGCAATTCGCCATCCGCTTCAACGCCAGCGACTTGGTTCCGCACATTACGTCGGCCAACAAGCTGACGGCAACGGAAAGCAACGTGACGATTGCCGCTGGTCTGAGTACGACGCATCAAGTGTCACGCTCGATCTTCCTGGGCGCCCAAGCCCTGGCGATCGTCTCCGGCGCCAACCGCACCAGTGAGGAAACCTACTCGCTGCTGGAGAACTACACCAACTTCGGGCGCAATCTCGAATTGGCTGGTGAAGTGATGGGTGCAGAGCAAAAACTGCGCTGGAGCCTGCCGAACTCGGACGGCGACAACGAGCCCACCGACTTCGGTGTGTGTGTCGTCGACTCGGTGGTCAAACGCCGCTCTGTCTAAGGCGTAAGCCTTTGATCCTGGTCTGTAACCGGGCCAGTTTTTCAATCTTTTTCAAGGAGCCATCACCATGGCAAATTTCAAATCTCTTCGCGCAGCCGGACCGGCATTCATGCCTGTCGACGGCTGCGGCATGTTCATCACTGACAAGTACACGTTCGCGTCAAACATGGCGGACGGCGACACCCTTGACTTCCGCATCCCAGGTGGCATGGAAGTCGTCGGCGTGCAAATCCAGTGCGACGATCTGGACACCGATGCCATCCCGGAAATCGTGTTTGGTGCGGGTTATACGCCCGTCGATGCAGCATCCTCGTTGTCTCCATCACTGGAATACTTCGCGGCTGCTGGCCAACTCACAGCAGGAACCGGCGGACGCCTGGAGTGTTCATTCAAACCCATCAAGTTTGAGGAGGATGTCTGGCTGCGCATCACGATTGCGACCAATGCGCAGACGTTCGCAGCGGGCGACATCGCTGTGATTGTTTCGGGTAATGGCGTGGGCCAAAAATAGGGCTGACAAGCCTTAACCATGAAGCCTCCTGCACCCAGGGGGCTTTTTAGTTAACCGGAGAGCAAGATGGAATTCCAACTCATAAACAAACCCAGTTTACCCAAACCCCTGTACCCGCAAGCCATGGTATTGATGGACCCGAACAGTGGGGCGTTGCTGGGTAGAGGGCCAAAGATAGCGGTACGTGGCGCAATCATCACCACTGGAGCATCGTCGGCCTATGTTGCCATCCCCAACACATCGACGGGTGAAGCGCCGAACGCCGTCAGGCTGGCCACCACGGCCAATTGCTACGCACGGCTGGGTGTACCAGTTGAAGCGACAGTCGCCGCTGCGTCGGCAGGAGATGGTTACGTCAGCGGTGAGGTTGTCACGCTGGATGGCGGTACCTATTCGAGCCCGATGTGACGCCGCAAGAGTCGGTCACGCTCGATGCCACTGGTTTTGATCACGTCGCCGCGATTCAGGTCAGTGGCGCCGGGGTCCTACAGGTCGCGCCCATCGAGAACTGAGTAACTGAAAATTCATAGGAGAACTCAATGCCGAAAGTGAAATATGTAGGCGTCAAGCCAGTCAAGACCGACAACGTGGCCATGACCAAGACCGTGTGGGTTGGCAATGGCGACGTGCAAGAGGTCGATGAGACCACCTGGGCCAAGCTTGCCAAACACCCCGACATTTGGGAGCGCGTTGAAGACGCCAGGCCAAAACCTTCGCTGGCAGACGTGGTTGTCAATACTCCCGCTCCGGTAGCGATCAGCGACATCGTGGCCAAGAAGAAACCCGGGTCCAAACCCAAGGCGGAAACTGAATGAAAGCCTGGGACCAGTTCTACCCCTACATCCTTGTGGATGTGCTCGGGTGCCCGAACCCGGTGGTGGACAACGCCCTGCGCATTGCCGCGCGCGAGTTCTGCCAGACCACAAAGGCAATTCGGGAGTGGAGTGACCCGGTGATAGCCGCCGGTGGTGAAACATCGTTCGACTTCGATCTACCCACGGGCCAGGAACTGGTCAAAGTCATCAAAGTCAACGTGAATGATGACGTCGATGGATATGACGTGATTTCCTACAAGGACTTGCCCAATGACTGGCAAGCCACAACACCTGTGAGCATTGGCAACAAGGTTGTGCAGCTCGATCAAGAAACGTACCGGGTCTTCCCGGCGCCGGTGGCGGGCGACGTCATTGCCTTGCAGATCGCCACCAAGCCAACCGCGACTGCCACGACAGTCCATGACGACCTGGTGAATCGATTTGCCGATGCCATTGCAGCAGGAGCTAAGGCCCGGCTCATGGCCAGTGTCGGAGTCGCCTGGAGTAGCCCAGCATTGGCTGGTGTTTTCAAAAACCAATTTGATGCCGCAATGCGCTCGGCCGCAAACGAAGACTTCAGGCAGCGCTCACCGCACCGGGGCAAATTGCTACCGATCTGACCCCATTCTTTAAGCATTGCGACCGCCCTTTGAGGCGGTTTTCTTTTTCTAGGAGCCTCACATGACCATTACCGCCCAATCCATAGTCCAGCGCGCCGTCGGAGTGCTGCAAGACACCACATCAATACGCTGGCCGGCCAATGAACTGGTGCGCTGGCTCAATGACGCCCAGCGCGAGGTGGTTGCGTACCGACCTGACGCACTCAATACCACGACAACCATGACGCTGGCCAACGGCTCCAGACAGGACCTGGACAACGCTAATCTGACCCCGGCGCCTTCCAAGTTGATCGAGATCACACGCAACATGGCCGCCGGCTCGGACAAGAAGGCGGTTCGCCTGGTTCCGCGTCAAATTCTGGATTCACAAACCCCAGGGTGGCACAACCTAACGGGATCGGTCAACATTCTGCATTACATGTACGACCCGAGGGACCCGAAGACCTTCTACGTCTATCCGCCGGCCACCACAGCCGCACAACTTGAAGTGATGTATTCGGCCTATCCGACTGACATCACTGAACCTGCCGAGGGTGCCTTGTACACGTCGGTCAACGGAAACATTACGCTGCCCGACATCTACGGCAACGCACTTCTCGACTACATCCTGTACCGCGCCTATTCCAAGGACAGCGAGTTCGCAGGGAACGTGCAACGCGCCCAAGCGCATTACAGCGCGTTCGCCAACACGCTGGGAATCGAAATCAAGTCCACCGTGTCCGTTGCACCCCAGATGAAACCGGGGATGCAGGCGGTGGCTGATTAACCCTTTCACTTTCACTTTTCTAGGAGACCATCATGTCTAAATTCAGTAACTACAGCGAAGCCAACATCATCGAAACCACGCTGCGCGGGGCGGCGTTTCCGGTGCCTGCTGGCATCTATCTGGCCTTGGCTACGGCCGACATCACCGATGCCAACATCACGGCCAATGAGGTCCAGGCTGCCGCCTGGCCCGCTTATGCCCGTCAAGATGCTGCCGCGGGCGCTGGGATTTCAACAGGCTGGTCGGCCCCGGCTGATGGTGTATCGACCAATGCCAAAGTGTTGACCTACGCGGCCAATAACGGCGCAGCCAGCGTAACGGTGACGCATATCGGCATCTATGACGCGGCCACCGGCGGCAACCTGCTGTACCACGCGCCACTTGTGTCTCCCAAGACGCTGCTGGTGGGCGACGTGCTCAGTTTCGGGATCTCGGCACTGACTGTCACCGTCGCCTAACTAAAAGGCGACCATGAACCGCTTTGGCCTGAATAAGTCATCCCTTAACGGGGTGATCTATGCACTGGTATTGGCTACGGCCAGTATCGACTGCTCGGCTTCGGTCAATGCGGTTGCTATTCGCGATGCCGAGGCGCTGGCCCCGGTATCTTCGGCAGCGTATGTCACTGCTGATCCGACAGTTACACGCTACGTTGCGGCCAATCTTGATGGTGTAGGTGGGTTCTACCCGATCCCAACACATACGCACGCCAGCCAGGCGCAAGCGGGGGGCAGCGCTGAAATTGTTGCCTACGTGCTGCGTGATGTACAGGGTGTGGCATCAATTCAGTGTGGTGCGGAAATCATCGCGGTGGTGGCCAGCACAATGGCCACAGGCGCTGTCGATAGCGGCGCAGACGTCACAGCAGATGCCACGCGGGTACAAGCTGCACGCTCCAGCGCTACGGGTATTTGTGGTGTTGAGATCAGTATCGAGCCCACAGGGTGGCGCATGGCGCGCTGCACGGCGTCTTTGGGTACTGCCTCAGTTCGGGCCGAGACGGCGATTAAGCTCAGTGGCGCGAGTTTCTTCACCCATGAGACCTACGCGGTAGCCATAGCGGGGGCCGAGGTAATCACCGCCGAGGTTCTGATCCGCGAGGTCGGAGCCACGCTGGTCTGTGACGCAAGCGCATCGGGCGTGGGGACGATCAGGCAACCAGGGCGCGCCAATGCCGTGGGCAGCGCAGCCATCGTCAACGCCGAGCCCAATGTCGTCGCCATTCCATTCGTTCAACTGGGGTGTTCTGCTGCACTGAGTGCAACGGCTCTCAAGAAACTGATCCCGGCCAACATCACACTGGCAGGTACGGGCGATCTGACTGGCACGGCCTTGCAAAAGCACGCGGCGCAAGTTTCCATCTTGGACAGTGCAGAACTTGTTGCCTCTGGATTGGCTACCCGCCACGCCAGTGTTGTTTTGACGGGTGATGCAACAGCTACGGGGACTGCCCTGCGCATACTCAAGCCAGTGTCAAACCCAAGCGGCGGGGCCACAGTTGTTGTGACGGCCTTGCGCACCGTAGAACCCGCCAGCAGTCCAAGTTGTGCCGCCGAGGTAACGGCAGACGGCGTGCGCTGGTTGATTCCTGACAACATCACGCTCGCCAGTACAGCAGCGATGACGGCCAGCGCAGACAAACTGTTCTACCCAGCCTCAGACATGGCTTGCGCGGCGACTCTTGCTGCTGATGCGGTGCGTGTGTGTGTTGCTGATGCGGCTGCGTTCGGTTCTGCGAATTTGTACCCCGATTGGCGCAATGTGACCATCGGCAAGATCGCTGTGGCCAGCATGATCGGCACCGGGTCCATAACGGCTACAGCACTGCGTACCGTACTCCCCAGCATCACGCTGGAAAACACCGCCAGTTTCACGGCAGATGGCGTGCGCCATGTACTTCCAACCAGTTCAATAGCCTCCAGCGCCGATATGAGCGCGGAGGCGCTGTTGGTCAAGAAGCCAACCGCCAACATTGATTGCAGCGCAGAAATCAACGCTCCAGCGTCCACCCACTTCCTTGGCTTCCCGGTGGCCAACATTGATTGCAGCGCAGAAATAGCAGCCCAAATAGCTGTCTGGCACACCAGTACCTCGCTCATCGCCGGTACAGCAGAAATCTACGCCGACAGCGTATGTAATCCTGAGTCCTACGACCCACCTGAGCGCACTTTCACGCGCACGGTTGTGGTGTTGGAGTTTGTGCGCCCATTCCAAGAGACCGAATTCAGGAGAGTCGCATGAAGTTCAAGGCCGACCCCAAGCAGCCGATAGAGCGTTTCAGCTACACGATCAATTACGCCGACGTCCTGACTGTGGGTGACAACATCGAAACCGCCACCGCATCAGTCATCCCATCCGGCTTGACGATTGAAGATGTGGGCGTCTATGACCCGCGGGTCAAGTTCTGGGCCTCGGGCGGCGCCGACGGAGTTTCCTACAAGGTGACGGTCACTGCGTACACCGCCGATGGGCGCGTGTTTCAGGATGAAGTGACGCTCAAGGTAAAGGAAATCTAAATGCAAGACTTCACCAACAACGCGGGCAGTATTCTTGCCGTCGGTATCAACAACACCGACACCAGCATCACGCTGGCCGACGCGAGCAGCTTACCGACACCAGCGGGCGGAAGAGTCTTCAAAGCCGCCCTGATCGGCTTGAACAGCAACGGCCAGGAGAATGCCTGGGAGATCGTCAAATGCACCGCCAAGGCCAGCAACACGCTGACTGTGGTGCGAGCGCAAGAGGGCACGACTGCTGCTTCATGGGGTGTAGGCATTCGCCTTGAATTGCGCTTGACTGCTGGGTTCACCACAGCCGTTGACGACCACATGGACAGCGTGAGCAATCCTCACAGCGTTACCAAAGCGCAAGTCGGCTTAGGCTCAGCGGATAACACTGCTGACAGCGCAAAGCCAGTCTCTACGGCTCAAGCTGCTGCTGATGCTGCCGTACTTGCTTCGGCTCACTCTTACGCTGACGGCCTGGTGGTAGGCGCGTGGGACGATCGCGGAACCTGGAGCGCGGTAGCCACAACCTACCCCGCAACTGGCGGTCGTGGTGTAGGCGGCTTGCCAGTCAAGGGTGACCTGTGGACGATCAGCGCTGCCGGAACTCTGGCCGGTGGAGTCGTTGTCAACATCGGTGACGTTCTTCGGGCTCTTATCGACTCACCCGGCCAAACCTCGACAAATTGGGCGGTCGTTGAGAACAATCTCGGCTACACGGCAGAGAACAGCGCGAACAAGCGAACATCTTTCCAAGCCACTCCAGACGACACGCACTACGCAAGCGAGAAGCTGGTCAAGGACAGCCTGGACGCCAAGGTCGCCGGCAATGGTGCGATCACCGGCACCACGAAGACGAAGGTCACTTATGACGCGAAGGGTCTGGTCACATCCGGTACGGACGCAACAACTGCCGACATTGCCGATTCGACCAACAAACGCTACGTCACCGATGCGCAGAGTACGGTTTTGGGCAACACGTCAAACACCAACACTGGTGACGAAACCACGGCCACCATCAGCGCTAAATCGGCCGACTCACCGATCCGCTTGAACCCGCGCAAGATCACGGCTAATTTCGCCATCGCATCAGGCTACAACGCCGCCAGCGTGGGCCCTATCACCATCGCCGACGGCGTAACCGTCACTGTGGGTGACAACGCCACCTGGTCCATTCATTAACCCGCCGCACACCCAAACTTCCAAGGACAAACACCATGAGCACAGCAGTTGTACGCACCATTCAAACCCCTGATGGCTCGCCCGTCAGTTTCCCTGGCGGCATCCGCATCGGCAGCGCCACCGGCGCGGGCCTGGTCAACAACATCGGCACGCCTGGCCAACAAGGCTTTGGCGTGGGCATTGCGCCCAGCATTCCGGCCAACTTTGCGGCGCTCTATGGCACCAACGACCCGGCCTCGGATGCTTACGGCAATTACCAGTACACCGATGGCTCGATCATGTGCTACATCCCGGCGTTCTTTTACAAATACGGGACCGGAGCCAATGGCTTTGCCCTGAACGTGGTGGACATCAAGGCCTTTGGCTACTACGCCGATGTGGCCACCGCCAATGCCGCTGGGTATGCCTTGCATCGCGCCTTCTACAACGGCAACTCGATCCGGCCCGGCTTCTTTGTGGACAAATATCTGTGCAGCAAGAACGGTAGCCTGGCCAGCTCACTCAAAAACGGTGTAGTGCTCACCAGCGCCATCCGAGGCGGGCTGGCCAACACGCCGTTCAGCTCCATTGGTGCCGCCGATGCCTTCTATGGCACCATTGCCGCTGCCAAAACACGCGGCGCGGCGTTCCACCCGAAATCTCTGTTTGAGAACGGTGCGCTTGCCTTGCTCTCACTGGCACATGGCAGTGCGTCCAGCGGCACCACTTACAACGCCTGGTATTCAAGCGGCGCTACCAACTTCCCCAAGGGCAATAACAACAATGCTTTGGGCGACACTAACGACGCCAGCATTGCCTACGTGTGGGACGGCAACGCCACCTATGCCGGTTGCGGCAAAACCGGCTCTGCAAATTTCTTTGCCAAAACAACGCACAACGGCCAGAACTGCGGCGTAGCCGACCTCAATGGCCTGGTGTGGGAGATCGCTCCGTTTGGCCTGACCAGCGACGGCACAAACTTCTATCTGCTCAATACAGCGGTCGATGTCAACGCCATCACCGCCAGCAACACCCTGGCCACCGACTGCTGGGGTGCCACCGGCCTGGCCGCCATGTACACCAACATTGGCGCCACCTACGGCGCCTTGACCGCCAGCGCCAGCAACAAGACCTTTGGCTCCGCAGCGCAGGTGTTGTCTGAGGCCACCAGCGGCACAGCCTGGGCCATGGCAGGCGCCGGCGTACCGCTGGTGGGGGGTGTTGGTGGCTCCAACCAGTTTGGCAACGACTATATGTATGACGCACGGCCTAACGAAATGTGCCCGGACTCCGGCGCGAGCTGGAGCGGCTCCTCGATAGCGGGCGTTTGGGCCTTGGCTTGCAACGGTGGCCGTGGCGCCTCGGGCGATAGCTGCGGCCTTCGCTCTGCCTTGTATCTCTGAGCCTTGAGCGCTAGCGATGGGCCATCACGATGAAGCCAAGCTCGATGTCAAGTTCACGGACTTTGCCAAGCAAATGAACCTGTACTTGAACCACTTCCCCAAGCACGAGAAGTTCGGGCTGTCGCAGACCATCCGCGTCAAAGCGTATGAGGTCTATGGCTTCATCGTGGAAGCGCAAAAGCGCTACCAAAAGAAAACCTCTCTGACCAATGCCGACATCGCGCACGAGCAGTTGCGCATGTTCCTTCGCCTGGCTTTCGAGCTGGGCTACTTCTCATTTAAGGACGGTGCCAAGATTGACAAAGACCACGCCAAAACAGCGACACACCGGTACCTGACGATCAGCCGCATGGTTGACGAGCTGGGCCGGATGATCGGCGGCTGGATTGCCGCTGACAAAACGAAAAGTATCCCGGTGGCGGGAACCCCAAGGGAAGCGTCTTGATATGTTGTGCCCGAACTCCGGCGCGAACTGGAACAACTCCTCGATAGCAAGCGTTTGGGCCTTGAATTGCAACAATGTCCGTGGCAACTCGAACGATAACTACGGCTTTCGCTCTGACTCGAAGCCTCGTATCACGCAAGTGAAATGTGGAATCAAGGGAGGCGCTGTCCTGCGTGCCGGGAAACCTTACGCTAAATCTGCTGCACGCCCTTTTACCAGTAGGCACCATGTTGTGCTCGACCGTCTGGGGGCCATGCGATGAAGCGCCTGGGTTTTTTGTTTGAGCAGGCGTTCACGCCCGATGCGCTGTATCAGGCCTGGCTCGATGCCAGCCACGGCAAGCGGGCCAAGCGCGCCTGCATGGAGTTCTCGCGCTACCTGTCTTGCAATCTGGATGCCCTGCACGC